ATGACAATGTTCTTTTAGCTATATCTTTTTTACCACAAGAAAGTTTTGATACTCTTATGTTAAATGAAAAAGCTGGTCTGGTTCTTAACAATTCAGTTAGACAATTTAATCAATATATTAAAAATACATTTGCAAGATTCAACGAAGAGAATCCAGATATAGAAGAAACTATTGGCATTGATAAAGAACGTGGTAGATTAGAGTCTACTAATCCTGTAGTTACAAGTGAATTAAAAAGACTTAATGCTTATATTAGATTAAAAGCTAAACTTCTTAATAAACAACCTAAGGATGTGTATGTTGATGTTCTTAAAACTGATTTTAGTTTCCTGGAGTTTACTGGTATTTAGTATGGCAAAGTTTATTTTTAAAGACATTACAGATTTTATAGATAAACCTTCTCCTTTAGGTAGAGCTTATCCTACTTCTGAACCTATTCCTCCTTTAGGTACTGCTAATCCTAATGATAAACAAGACCCTATAACTTTACCTGAAAAAGATAGTGCTGAAGATGATATAAAAATTTATATGCAATTTTTAAAAGAACATGAAGGTAAAAAATTAACAGCTTATAAACCTATTGAAACAGAAAAATATTATACAATAGGCTATGGTCATTATGATGAAGATATAAAAGAAGGTATGACTATAACTGAAGAACAAGCAAACAATTATCTTAAAGAAGATATTAATGTAAGATTACCAGAAATTAAAAAAGCTATACCTGGTTTTGACAAGATGCCTTTAGAAGTTAGAAAGAATATTTTAGGTTCTTGGTTTAGAGGTTCTATAAAACCTAACCATAATACTGTTAAATTAATTAATAAAGGTAAATTTAAAGAAGCAAGTAAAGAATTTTTAAATCATGCTGAATACAAAAAATATAAATCTAAACCAGGCACAATGGATGGTGTAGTTAATCGTATGGAAGATACAGCTAAAGCTATAGCTTCACTATCGTTGTAGGTTTACCTTGTTTCTGTGAATATTTAATTGCGTATTCTGTACCGTTACTTTTAGTATCCCATATTGCTAGGACTCTATCAGCATTGTCTACTAGCTGTTTAGTTCTAATAAAGAAATGTCTAGAATCAAACTCTGTTTTGTTATCTAGTAAATGGTAAGGTAAGAACTTAACTACGTCTAGATTGTGTGCGTCTGCGTAGTGCTTAGTCAGCTCGTCTACTCCTTTGGCATCACCCATAAGGAGAGTATAGTTCTTATCTTTGTAGACTGAAAGGTACTTGTCTATTATGTCGAGTACCTTTGGGTCTCTAATACTTCTACTTCCAATCACTGCTATCTTCATTTAAACCACGCAATCTGTAATCTTATAATAAATAAATCAATAAGTAAATAGTTTAATTCGTTATCATCTACAATTTGTTCTGTAAATTCAAATCCTAATTGAACTCCCATAATAGGATATGCTGTAATTGCCATTAATCATGCTCCTGAATTTGATGTAAAATTTCAAAACTACCATTAGGTTGTTCTATAAAAAAGTGTTCTTGTAAATCTTTAGGTAATACTATGTAGTCTTTGTATAAACAACTACTATTATATGTAGGATAGACTTGCCTTACATATCGTTCAGCTGAAAAACAATCTTGAAAAGTACCTATATAATTTGGAGTACTTCCTAAATATATAACTAATATGTAAGCTAACATAATTTAAATTCCTAATTTTAGTTTGTCTATTCCTACAACTAAATCCTTTCTGATACATCTATATCCATTGTATTCTTTCTTACCTCTGTAAAAAGTTTTATAGTATTCACTAGCTTCTTTACAACTACTAAAGGTAGCTTCATACTTTTCAGAAGGACCAAAGTCTCCTACTAAACTTAATATTAATACAAACTCAGCTATCATAGTATCTCACATGAACCACTACTACAAGCTAGTTCTTGTGCTCCTACTGTATTGTCTTCTTTCTCTATAAAAGTTTTCCAATCTAATTCTTTAGGATTGTATTTATATAACTCATCATAAGATTCTTTATTACAATCTTGATAAGGAGCTTGTGCATATGTATGGTCTGAATGAGGTAGGAAAGATACACCACTAATCTCATCAAAGTGTTTCCATACCCATGCTCCTACCTCTACCCACTCGTCATCTTTAACTGATATGGTAACACTAGGTTTGTGTTCACACCAGTGACGTTGATATATTAACCAGTTTTCTAACTGTTCTATAGCTGTCTTATCATTACGGGTAATGGCACCTTTGGGTGCTTTCATTGCAAAACTAAACACTGCTGTTTCATTAGGGTGAAACTGCTCATCTTCTACTCTGATACCACTATCTTTCATAAAATTATAGATAGGGTCTTTCTTATCCATACGGATAGTTCTTATGTAGTAGTCGTTATGACGAGCATGGATACCGCTAGCAGCATCAACAAGCTGACTAACAGTACCACTCGGCTTAACACATGTAATACTTGTTGACGCTGGTATTCCAAGCGTTTCTGATATCTTTTCGTTAGTTTTACGAGCTTCATCTCTTAACCTTTCTAACATCTTTGGGTCTGGGTTTGATGTTAATTTGTTATCCATAATGCCAGTTAATGACACACCTAATAATCTTTCTTCTTCTGTATTCTTAACCCACTCTGCTGATAAGAATTGAAAGTTAGTAAGAGTAGACTGTATAGTACCTAGTATAGTAGCTAGTCTAACCTTACGTGCTAAATCTTTTTCTGTATCTTTCTCACGTACAACTACTTCAGTTAGATTACAGAATTGTTTATCACGTAAAATTATCTCACTGCAAGGATTAGTTCCATAAGATAATGATGGGTCACGTCTACCCCACTTGTTAGCTTGTGCTTGTGCTGCTAGTCTATTAAAGATACCACGCTCACCTGACTTAGACTTGACTAAAGATAGCCACTCTTCCATAAATACTTCTGCATCTGGGGCTTCTGTATAGGCTACAGAGTTATTAGCTAGGGCTCTATAAGGATGGTCATTCCACCATGCTCCCATCTTAGCTTCTCTCATACGTCTGTCTGTTAGATTAGATAAACTAATTAGTGCTGACCTACGGACACCACCTACTACAACTATCTGACCTATCATGCACATGATATCATGTACTTCTATACTGTTAAGCTTACGTCCTTTAGCTTCTTTAAATATATCTGTTACAAATTGAAATAGTTTCTTAAGAGGGTCAGGACCAGAGGCTCTACCTCCAAAGGTTTTAAGTCTTGCGCCTGCTGGTCTGACTCTAGAAAAATTAAACTGAGGTATATCCCCTTCATATAAAGAAGATATTAATTTCTTAAATGCTTTTGCCCAGCCTAGTTTGCTGTCTTCTACAACAATAACATCATCACATTCTTTTATATCTTTTGGAATCTCTGGTAGTTTATTAGTGTCTTGTCTTTCACATGAAAAACCTACACCAGTTCCATTCATAAGAATGTAGAGTGCCTCACTAAAGGCTCGCTTATTGTTGATAGCAAGGTAACTACAATTATAAGCTGCAATGTTATCCCGTTCACAAGCTTCTCCTGCTGTCATTAATAATCTCATTGACGGCATTACTTCTAGATTAAGTACTGCTTCTCTAATCTCTGGTAGTTCTTTACTTAAATCTGGAGCTTTTTCTTTTAAGTAATTAACTAGTCTATCTACAGTTTCTTGCCATGTTTCTCGTCTATGTTGTTCTGGTAAGTATCTTGCGTATCTACTTTGATGTATTACTTCTTGGTAAATACTAGGTAATGTTGTCGTCATATATATCAAATTCCTTTTTATTATCGTTAACTAATTCTTCAAGCTCATCTATCTTGTCTTCTATCTTGTCTTGAAAATGATAGACAATATCTTCACTTGAGATATCTAATATTTCTAGGAGTGTAACTTCGTCTATCTCCTTTAAATTTTCACAAAGTTCTTTGAATGTCACTGCCATTACTTACTTCCTTTCCACAGCTTTGGCACAGAACATTACTTCTTTGTGTTTGTTTCATACCACAATGCTGACATGTTTTACTAAATATTTTGTCATAGTTATTTTCATACTCTTTAGTGTTAGCCTTAGAGTTAAACTTTGCTTTTTCAAATTGCGTCATTGGTTTAATTCTTTTAGTAATTCTAAGTAATGAATAGCTTTATTAATATCTTCAAGTCCATTTTTATTTTGCCATCTACATACATACTTAATAACGTTACCTTCAATATATCCTATGTTATTAACATGTATAAACTCTACTGGTTGTATCTTAAAGTCTTTATAATGACTACCATTTACTTGTTTTTTTGTAGCTTGTACCATTATTATATCACACCTTTCGTCTTTTGTCAAGACTATATTGTTCTTTTAAGTACCTTAATGATACAGCCATCTCATCAAAGCTTCCATCTTTAACTTCATGTAACACATAAATACCTCTCCAGTGTTCATTTGTTTGATAGTTAAGATAAGATTCATCATGAAGATAACAACTACCAGCTATGATTGATGTCATTTCTGAGCCATCTGCTCTTCTTCCGTAGGCAATCTGTCTACCTTGTTGGTGTCCTGCGAAACATGACATATGTTTCTTTGTAAGCAAAGCATTTGCTGATGTGATTGGTCTTCCCATGACTCCAGAAGCAAAGTAATGTGAGTAAGCAATACCATTAATAGGAACAACACTAAGAAATGGATGTACTTCCCAACCGTATTCAACATAATTTAAATCTCCTATGCTAATTAGTTCTTCTAACTTCCTATCATTCTCTACTGCTCTATCAATTCTATCTTCATGATTGCCTAAAGTCAGTACCATTCTAGGAGTATACACTTTCTTTTTAGCTTTACGTTGTTTCTCTTGGAACTTCCACAATGGTGTTAGCAATGCTTCCATACCTTTATGTACTGCACGAACGTCAGCTTTATATGTTCTACCTTCAAAAGACTTTTTACCTACATCATAAGATGAGAGACTCGGCAAATCTGCAAAGT